AGGTGGTAATCTTAAAATGTATTTCGAGAAGTCACGTAGACAGTTGGTATTTAAAAATCACAATGTAGAGAAGAGTGATATTAATTGTATTCAAGTTGGGGTAGCTGATCTGAATGGACACGATATCTTAAAGCGTGTTTATTCTGTCGAGGGAAAATCGCCTACATTAAATACGTGTGGCGGTGGCAATCGAGAACCTAAGATACTTTGTAAATCTGCATCAATTACTGGTCGTAGACTAGATAGCAATGGAGTGCGAAAGGATAACGATTTGTCAATTCCAATTACACAAGCTTTAGAAGTATCTGATTCGGACAAGTCACGTTGTCTATCTACAATAACAAAAGATACTGTTGTATCGCCTTTGCCAGTTGGTCGCTATCCAAACGCCTATACAGATAGTGCTTTACAATGGAGAAAACTTACTGTAAAGGAATGTTGTAGGTTACAAACATTGCCTGATGATTATTGTAAAGCAGTAAGTAACAGTCAGGCTTACAAGATACTTGGCAATGGTTGGACTAACGAAGTCATTAAGTTTATTTTGAAAGGAAAACAACATGGCAATGATCGAACCAATTAGTCTAGATAAGCATCTTGTGGATTGTGTATCTGAATACAAAAAGATACGCCAGTTACAATATGATTGTGAATGGAATGGACAAACTGAACAAGCTAGTCTATACAGAACTCAAAGTGTACGCCTAAAGAAGTTAATCAAAGATGGCGTACTTTATCAACCAAAGTTTTAGTGAAAGGGGAAAACATGACTAAATACTTTTCGGAAAACCACCAACGATGGTTAAATATAGCAAACATGACAGATCAACATGTCAGGAATGCCTTTGTCAAAATGTGTAACAGAAATAAGGATATAACAACACAAGATGCTTTGTATGCTCAAGAGCAAGAGAAAAGAGCAGATAGGCTACAAGATAGAGTGCTTAGTTTAGAAAAGACAATACGTAAGCTAAACAGTCAACCTACTGTAACGGCTGAAGCTTATGATGTTGCTTGGAAAAAGATCGAGTCACTTCAAGAGGAAAATGTCAGGCTTGTTGCCCAGTTAGAAAACGACGAACACAATGTTGGGCATTTAGACGGGAAGATGAAGAGGTTAGCCTATCTAGAAAAGTTACTTCAAGCCAAGAACTATGTATTTTCTGATATACCAAACACACCTGAGAATATGGAGATGATCAAACTACTTAAGAAACATGTCAACAAGGATATGTACAGACTACGTTGGAGAGGTCAATATCTTGTCGACGGGGAAGATTGGAGAAAGTATGTCGATGGTCAACCTTTGTCAAAGTCAAAATGTATTCGTGTCTATATAGATAATTTGTCAGCTTATGGAAGTACAGAGGGATTCAATCTAGATGAGATAGATAAGATTTTGTCAGGCTTAAAAGATCCTACCTTAATAGATTACTTTGAAGAGATGAAGTTTCACATAGAAGAATGTCAACAGAAAATGTCGGAGATGGAATAATGTCACACCAAATAAACGATCAAATCAAAGAGCGATTGTACGAAGAGTTTCACGATATGACTATTCTTGATTTTGTTGCTTGGTTGGAAAGTCACAAAGATACAAATGCTATTGCTCATGCGGTATACTTTAATCTAGATAGTTTAGCTAACAGATGGGTCAAAGAAATGTTTGACAGTTATCCTGATAGCTGATAAGGATAATCTGAACAGACAAGGAAAGGAAATTAGATGTCTAGCACAGATAGAATACGAGCTTACTACAACCTACATAAGAAATGCTTTTCTGTACAAGATTACAAAACTGGTAAAGTTGTGGAGCATACAAACAAACTCTATTTAAGTAACGCTTTGTTTGTTGTCAGGAAGTCAGGCAACGAAAGAGTAAAGAAAGAGGGAAGAAAGAATGTCCACGCTTTTGTCAATGGTATCCGCCATAGTAATTCTGAAGATGCACCTTTAGGGTCAAGCTATCAGGTAAGCTACAATCCTCACACAATGGATTACTTTCATTACAGAAGAATTGTCAATGGCAATGCCGAATGGTTGCCAGTTGATAGGCATTGGATAGGTAATGTCTATCTGTACATAAGTAAAGGTAAGCCAGTTATCTATGCAGATATCGATAAATTGTCAGGCGAAAAGTTGTCAGCCGTTGCTTCAATCGAAGAACCAAGTATGACTATTAAAGGTAAGACTTTTGAAAAGCTTGTGTATCCAAATGGAAATGTAAGCATGAAATTCTTGGACAGAAAAATAAAAATAATTAAAAATAAAAAAGGTGTTGCAATCTAATCTAGATAGTTTAGAAAAGAAATTAAGTTCAATTTTAATCAATTATGAAAGGAAAATAAAATGAACTATATATCTACAAAATTTGAAAACGAAGTAAAGACACATACTGATTATAGAGATGTTAGTTTTTATGAAGACAATTCAAAAATTCAAAAGGTTGATCTTCAGGCTTTAATACCAGTTGGGATAAAAACCAATCATGATTATGCAGAAGTTTTGGAGACTAAAAAACTTGATGGATATTTTGGTTTGTACAATTCTAGTCTAGATAAGTTATTACGAACTCGACCAGTTAGCGATACTTATCAATTGGTAGCTCATCATGAATTATTTGCGGAACAAGCTAAAATTCTAGGTCAATCTGATTTGCCTTTAGAAAATATAACTGTAACAGATAAGCTTTATAAAGATGGCTTGCAAGCTCATAGAACAATTTACTTTCATGATCTTGAAACAACAGTAAGCAACAATAAAGATAAGGTTTTATCTAGAATAGATATCTTCAATAGTTGTGATATGTCTTGGTCATTCCAAGTTTTTAGCGGAGCTTATAGAGATCTATGTAGAAATACTTTGGTCTTTGGTGGTCAAAAGGCGTATCATCAGCAAGCTAAACATACTAGGAACTTATCGACTACTGCTCTTATGACAAAGGCAAGTATTGGTTTAGAGTTTTGGAACAATCAAAAAGAAACCATGCTTAACTGGCGTGCAAAGAATATGAGTTTGCAACAGTTTGGCGAGATACTTAAACAAACTATCTGTAAAAAGAAAAGTAAATCTGCGGAGTTAAATTTAACTAATCCAGTTAACGAAACTAAGCTTAATTATTTGTTAGATAGATTTGAAAAAGAAACGCCTGATTTAGGTAATACTATGTGGGCGGGATACAATGCTCTAACACATTGGGCAACACATACTGATCAAACTATCGAAAAAGAAATAGATAATAAGATCGTAAAAATAAGATCAGGTAAATCTACTGCTGATACGCCAAGCGTACAAAGAACAAGAAATGACGAAGTAAGAAACGTTATAGAATGTGATTCTTGGCGTGAATTGGAGTGTGCATAATTGACTGATCTAATTGCAACAATTTATAAGGTGGTCATGATTATTTTTTTAATCATGATCATTGGTTTAATTTTAGGATAAAGGAAAGGAAACCTAAAAATGAAAGATAATCATATAGATAAATCACAAATTAAAGTTTGTGAAATTTGTGCAGAAACTATTAAACCAAAATTTCTTGGTTTGGATAATGATGGCAATAAACATTATTGGTATGGCGGGAACAATGCTCAACCAGTTGCAGATGGTGTTTGTTGTGATGAATGTAATAAAAGTGTTGTTATTCCTGAAAGAATGACAAATATTATTATGTCTAGAAATTTAGATACTTTTAATAAGTTAATATAGAGGGGAAACATGAGAACATTAACTGAAATAGACAACACAATTGACGCCTTAAAAGACGTGTCAACAAATGCTTTGTCAAAACACGGTTATAGTCGTAGCCGTCAAAGGCTTGTCGATTTGTCTGTCAATTTGCAACAAGCTTGGGAAAACTACAAAGTTATTCACGGTAAGACATATTACAAAGAACTTTGTCTGTTTGTCATTTGTCGTTCTTCAAGTGGTTTACGTTATAATACAATAGCAAAACGAACTGGACTTAATAAGGTTGTGGTTCATGATTGCTTAAGTTTATTGCTTGCAGATAAATTAATTTATAAAAAGTTAAATGATAAAAGGCTTTTATATTGTGCTAAGAAAAAATAACTTGCATTAAATTTAAATATCGAATTATAATTAGGCTAGGTTAGAAATTAATCTAGCCTTTTTTAAATGTGAAAGGAATTCCAACAATGGAAACAAGAACATATTTTATAAAAAGTGAATACGATTTTAATAAAAAAGCAATGAAACAAACCAACAATTGCGAATTAACTATTCAATTCAAAATAATGGATAGTTGCACAATGGTTGAACTTGTTGGGCGTTATAATGGTCGCACTAGTGAGGAATTTAAGCACCAAATACTTTGCCATAAAGATCAAATGTTAAAGATTTTACCTAATGTGAATGATCAAGTTGAAAATGTTGATCAGCCTTTTAATAAGGATAGAGTTTTAATTGATCAAAATATAGGTGTTATCTTTGAAGAGGAACAAACCAAAAAAGCACTTTATCAATTAGGCTTGCATGGTCAATTAGATCTTGAAGATGCAATTGCAGAAAAGAAAGGGAATTAATCATGGCTTACTATTTTAGTTGTAACGAGTGCAATTATAAAGAACATTTTAACGATCAGTTTAACATTCCAAGTAAAGCTTTAGAGGGTAAGTTAAACGATTATGAAAGTGTTATTTGTTCTAGTTGTGTTTCTAGTAAAACAAGATTAAAAGGTAACTATATTATTATTGAGAAAGGAAATAAATAAAATGATTACATATAATTTAACTTTGGAAGATATGCCAAGCAGAAATAAAAAGCTTTCTAACATTGCAAAGGTTGAGAACTTTAAAAGCAGTAAATCAGGTCAGCCAATAGCTAACCAATTTATTATAACCTTGCAGAATGGAATTGAAGTATTTCAAAGCTATAATTCTATTATTGCAGTTAAAGCAAATAATGAAACATACCTTGATCAAAATAGGTGGAACTATTCAAGAACTACTTCACGTTATAGAAATCAATTTCTGAATGAAACCACAGTTGAGACAGTCAAGAAAATTGGCTTTGGTAACTATGCAATGGTTGATTTAAACAAGTAACATTAAATAAATTACTTCCCCTTAAGGCGTCTTAGATTAGTTTCTAAGGCGTCTTTTCTTTTGGTGGTCTAATATATAACTAAAGCGTTGTTTCTGTTGTGTAATCATGTTTGGTGTTGTTTTGGTATATGCTCGCAATCATACCACTAAACGCCTACTTTAAGGTTAAGTTATACAACTTATAAAAATGTCAATGGCAGTTTGTGCGTGTGCGTGCGTGCAAGGTTACTATCAAAGGTAAAACTTCAAAGGTTTTATATAATGGCAATTGTTGACCTTTGGTTATCTGTTACAGGTGAAAGGGTTGGCAAGTGCCACCGGGGGGTACTGGGTACTTGTATGCAATGTCGGCATATTTTTACCCAAAATGGTTACTTGTACAACTTACGGTGCAACGCATTACGTACAACCCCTGAGATGCAACGTATTATGTAGACGTGGTGGGGGTATACGTTGTATTTCCCCGGAGGATCTACTCCGATTGTATCCATCAGATCCACTTTTGTCAATAAAATAATTATTTTTCTTGACGTATGCGTGCTAAGTTCCTATTATATAGGTAACAAAGCATCATTTAAAGCGTATGCAACCAATCATATCACATCTAAACCAGTGCATTTTGGCTTTATTTGAAATGATCCTTTGTTTTTATCTAAGGAAACTCCATGTTTGAAGCATTTGTACTGATTTGTTTGGTAGGACAGCCTACTATGAATGCAAATTGTGAAGAACTTATGGATACACGAGGCCCGTACAAGACTCACGACAAGTGTTTATCACGAGTATACGAGATCCAAAGGGAATTATCCCTGTACAAACCCAATATGGAAGCAAGAGCATACCGTTGTGACGAATTTACTCCCGAAACAGAGAAGCAAAGAGCGTGAAATAAGCCCTCAACAAGAGGAATTTCTCGATCATCTCTTTGAAAATGGTGGCAATGTCACCGATGCAGCCCTAAAAGCAGGATATGCAAAGGGATCTGTAACATGGCTACGCAATAGTTTAGCAGATGAGATCATCCGACGCACCCAAAACGTGCTGTCTATGAACGCATTTAAGGCGGCTACACGCCTTGTAACGACAATTGACAACCCAGTACCCGAAAGAGGTGACGACCTACGCTTCAGGGCGGCAGAATCGCTGTTAAACAGGGTCGGACTGGGTAAACAAGAAACAACTAACGTAAATGTACAGGCAGTACACGGTATTGTCCTGTTGCCACCTAAGAAAGACGTAGTCATCGATGGAAATTGAGTGGTGGCAAGCACTCTTGGTTACAATGGTATCGATTAACACAACAATCAATCTCATTGTATTCTTCAGAGGTAGAAAAATAATGAAAAGGGAACGAGCCAATGTATAGTGGATTAAGAATAGTAGCAGGATTAGTTGCACCCGGAATGCTTGACTTGAGGTCAAGTACAAAAAAGAAAGATCCTAAATTAAAGTTTCCTGAAATTAATAAGGGTGAGCCACTAAAACGTTTTGTACCTAAAGTATATGCAAAAGGTTCAGGTACACGAAAAGTAGATTCTGTTGACTAATGAAACCTCTAAGCGTGGTCGCCCAAAGAAAGACCCCAACGCTCCTAAATCCAAATATTATTACAGTCCAGAAGTCAAAGCACGTAAGCAAACACAACGCAGACTATCTGAAGCAAAGAAACGAGCAGCAAAGGTAACGCAACAGGCTGAAAGCAAACGACGTTACGCACGAAAGCTCGAAGAAAAAATAACCAAAATAGATAAGGCTCTGAACAGCAATGAAACTACCGTCATTGATAAAAAAGATCTTGACCAACTTCCAGATGTCGTTGAACAACTGGTGGATGGGCGTGAAATTATTTTTAAGCCAAACGAAGGACCTCAAGAAGAATTTCTTTCCTCAAGTGAAAGAGATGTTCTGTACGGTGGTTCAGCAGGTGGAGGAAAAAGCTTTGCCCTTCTTGCAGACCCGCTACGGTATTGCCACAATA